TGTCCTCCTTGTCGTCCCTAGTTACAGCGAAGGAGAACCCAAGCTGCTTATTGTCCTTCATGTAAGGGCTAAACTTCATCTTAACAACTTGCTTAGGACTGTCGTGGTAAGCAGAGAACTCATCGTTTGAGTCTAGGCAGTGCAAAATGCTTCCTACTTCCGTTGCACTAAGTTTGAATACCCCCTTCGCAGAAGGGTCTTTACTTGCGAACTTGCCGATCTTCTTCTTAGCATCCCAAGAGGCTTGCTTTATGTAATTTACATAGACGCAGCTGTCCTTCGCGCTTACATTGAAAGAACAAGCAGCGCCCGTATTGCGTGGATTTGGTTTATAGAACTGTATCATAACAACATATTAATAATAAAACACCTTGTAGATTTTGTCAAGATTTATTTTTTAGATCAGATAATTTTGTGTATATTTTGTGGCTTTGGGATTTTATTTCCTGAATAAAGACACAGTCATCCTTCCTTACTCCCCTGACCATAACAATATCCTCTTCTTGAGGGACGTCGCCTCCGTTTAAGGCTCTACATTCTTGGATTTGTCCATCATTGAAAATAAGCCCTGTGCAAAACGAGGTCTCATCAGATATTTGATACCGAAGGTACTTTGTTTTGCGAGCTTTTCTGGAGGTACCAGAATAGTATTCAGTAATGAATCCAGTAAAAGTCACTAAGGAATTAACAGGATGCTCAAAGACTTCCCTTATGGTTATTGAGTTTGGTTTTGTTTCCTTGAATATTGCATTCAACCCTTTCCCGTGGTTGTAACCAAGCAGTTTCCTTTCGTAATACCAATTTGCAAAATCTTCATTCTTGCTATTCTGCATATAAATATCACGGTATGGAATGTAGTTTCTTTTTATTGTGCCGAGTCGGCTATCCTTAATTTGACTCACTCCCTTATCGTTCAGAGTCTTGTTTAAAAATTTAACTATTGCGAATAGATCGTAGTCATTCTCTTCACCTAGCGGGGTAACCAGCAGTTTCTCTCTGGGAGTAAGGAGGTTCCACAGCTGAGCCTCAAGAACGACCTTGCTTCTTATCTGTTTGAAGCCTTCTAAGGCCCCCGCTTGGATTAAAGCTGACAATACCCCTATAGAAACTCCCGCCTCGTTGGCGGCTTGGAATATTTCAAACTTGTTAGAGTATTCATTTCTAAAATTATTTAGTTTTTCTATGGTTTTATCTGATATCCCTTTAACAGATAGTAGTCCGAATCTAATGTCATTTCCCTCAACTGAAAAATCTAATTCAGATTTTATTATGTGTGGAGGTAGGAGCTTTATGCCAAAAGCATGGAGTTCTCTTTGTATTTTTCCAACTTCTTCAAGCGGATTTGGTTCATGCTTAGTCATCTTCAGCAAGGAAAGAAAGAATTCCTTTGGATGATTAAACTTAAGGTATATCGTAATAGCAGACAGCGAAGCATAAGCTAGGGAGTGAGATTTATTGAAGGAATAATTTGCAGAGTCCTCTAGGATTTTCCATAAAACTTCACCTGCATCAACGTCGCCTTTAGATCCCGTCCACTCATTGCTTAGCCTATTCTCCTCAATCTTTTCGTTGATCTTCTTTTTCCATTTCTTGACCTCGGAAACCTTTTTCTTTCCGACTATCCGGCGTAAGACCTCTGCTTCGTCAAGGGTGAATCCAATTTTATGAGCCATCTGCATTAACTGTTCTTGATACAGAGCTACCCCTCCTGTGCTTTTTAGAATCTCATCGAACAGGGTATGAATGGGTTCGTAAACATCGTTATTGCAGTAATTAGCGTACTGGTCAACGAATTGCATCGCCCCGGGCCTACCTAAAGCAAGAACGGCGCTTAGTTGCTCTAAGCTTTTAGGTTTTATCTTTTGGCAAACACCGTAGTTTGCGTCAGCTTCTATCTGAAAAAGCCCGTGTTGGGTTTTGAGGTCGTCTAAGTGGCTGTAGATTTTTTCATAGTCATTTAAGTCTATGTTCAAAGGATTAATTCCTATCCTGTTACAGGCGTCGTAAACAACGGAGACACTCCTAAGTCCAAGGATATCTAACTTAACGTTAGATATGGACGCCCAGTTCATATCGAAAGACGAGACTTGGTTTTTGTCAGAGGTTAGCTCTGTAGGTACATTTTTATCTATATAGTCATAAGAGAGCAGAACTCCCGAAGGGTGCACGCTTTTGTTTTTAATTAAGCTTCTAAGCCTTAACGCTGTACCATAAACCTTTTCGTTTTCGTCACACCACTCTTTGAACTTTTTGACTTTTTTATAAGCGTCTTCAAGGTCGTGTACCTGACCGTATACCTTCGGAATCAAAGCGGAGACTTCGTTCATTTCGACTTCCGTTTTTCCTCCTGCTATTTTACCACACTCCTTGATTAGAAGTTTACTGCTTAAGGTATTCAGAGTGAGGATCTTGCAGGTTCTTCCCTCGAACTTTTCCTCAAGGTATTTCAGTACCTTATGCCTGTTGTAGTAGCAAATATCTAAATCAACATCGCACATAAGTGATCCGTCTAGGTAAACTACTCCGTCGACAACCTTCTTCCTCGCTCTAATCTTGGAGATAAATCTCTCAAAATATAAATCATATTTAACAGGGTCAATATGGGTAACCCCTATTAGGTACAATACGAGGCTTCCTGCGGCTGACCCCCTGCCTAGCCCAATCGGAATAGAGCTTTCTTCGCAGAACTTTACCACGTCCCAGACTAATAGAATATAATCAACAAACCCAAGTTCTTTTAGAATTTTAAGTTCGTGGTTGGCTCTCTTTAAATACTTAGGTTTTTCTTCTTTAAAATCAAATCTCTTAAGGTTTTCTCTGCATAATGCTTTGAGAAACTTTAGGTTATCTGTATCTTCGCTTAGACCTAATTCTTTTTTGTATGAATCCTCTATTTTAAATGCAGGGAGCCTTACCCCGTGCATCTTAAGGTCTATTTTTTTGAATTGTTTTGTAAAAGTATTCATTAAACCTCGATTTGCCACTTTAGTTTTTTCCAAACTTTAAAGTTTAACTCTAAGTCAACAATTGCATCGTGAAGTTTTGTTTCGTCATGCTTTATGTCCAGTTCTTTAGCTAGGTACTCAAGCCTAGTGCGAATGCCTTTGCGTCTAGTGTGGTACATTTTATATTGGTAGGCTAGGAAATCGCTTTTGTTATCATAAGGCATTTGCATCTTTAATCCCCTCGCTAGGCAGTTGGTGTCGATAACCTTTGGGGTTAGGTGTTGATAAGGGGCGTTCATGTACTCAAACATCCACTTAATTATATAAATATCAAACCCAAGAATATTATGTCCGACTATATGGTCGCATTCATTTAACCATTTTTTTATGTCAGGAAGAGCTTTCTCTGGGGGAACGCTTTTGCTTTTTACTTCTTTCTCATTATATTTGGTAATAAACTTAGCTTCCTTGCTGATTTTTAGTTCAGTCCCCCAGTCTATAAAGAAGTCTCTCTCGTCAACTTTCTTATCATTCTTAACTTTTATCATTGATACCTGCCAAGCGATATTATGAAACTCGTTAAGGCAAAGATTGAAAGTTTCGCAATCAATGAAAACGTATTCCTTTTCGGGATTAAATCTTAATAGATGCTCGTCCATAGTTTAATTATAGGACACCTTGCATCCTATGTCAACTACAAAGTAATTTCCACACTGGGATATTGTAGCAATCAGCTTTAAATGTGAAATTATTAGCAGGGTCTACCTCGCCTTTCTTGTGGAAAACCGCCGTCTTATAAAAGTCAGACTTACTTACTTTGCCTAAGTACCACGCCTCCTTCATATTGTTTAAGACGCTTACGAAAGCATACTCATCACAATCTTGTCTCGTATTGAAGTCAGCAACTGAGCATTCGTAATAAAGTTTTGGAGGAACTGTCCTCTCTTTTGTTTTTACGTCTACTTTGGTACCGTTGTAGATAATGTCATAATCATAGGTATCTTTGATGTCTCCGTCTAAGACTTTTTTAACCACTTCTTCACCTATGTAGGCTACGAGACTGCCTTCGCCTTTTCTTATGGAATTATTTAACAGAGGGAGCTTGCTTGCCCTCTCTTTAATTCTTTTTAGCGTTCCGGAACTTATCGAAAACTTTTTCACTGTTCTGATAAGATGCTGCACCTAAGTTTCTGCGGCTGCATCCTAATTTTTTTCTCATTAATTCTCTTTGTCTAACCCGATGCATGAGGGAATGTTCGTCACAGAATTTCCCTTTAGATTGGGGTTTGCCGCAGACTATACAGAGGCCTTCTTTGGCTTTTCTAAGTTGCCACTCTCTTTGTCTTGATACTTTTTTTTGTTTTGCTTTTGGTTTTGTAGTCATTTTATTTTTTACCACCAAAGTATTCTGTTGCGTGACCTTCTTTCACTAGGGTTTTATTATAGCTTGCCCCGACCCCGGATGGGTTGAAGAGTTCTCCAAGTAGCCTACCGTATTTACCCTTCTTATCGATAGAGGTCTCTACGATAAGTTCATTCTTGCCTTCCTTAATTAATTCCTTCAGTCGAGCTTTAGCTGCGAGGCCCCTTTTCTTCTCCGCTTTGTTTCTGGTGCGGCTCTCTGGCGCGTCTATGCCGTATAGCCTAATGCGCTCCTTCTTGAACGTGCTAAACCCGCAATCGATCATTGCGTCTACGGTGTCTCCGTCCACTACTCTTATTAGTTTTGCTTTGTATTGGTACATTTTCTGTAAAGGTCTCTTATTTTGTTTCTAATACGGTATCTTAAGC